GTCCCCCCGCACTGCCCTACCCATTCAGTATGGGCCACCTGGGCGCCCCGCGCTGTGGTCCAGGCCACATCTTGGGTGTGGCCTACGCCACATCCCCCGGTCCCCCGTTGCCGCGCGGCGGATCACGTAAGTGATCGCATCCCGTCCTGGTGACCTAGATGATCTTGGACTTGCCAATCTGATTCCAGATATCCTGACGTGGATGTCCCCCCCTCCTGTCAGGATGACAGGAAAAGGGGGATCATCTCTGATGATCCCAGGCCAGCGCCTACGCTCGGGTCGCGGCGTCTCTCCTGCCCCAGGAGGTCGGGCACATCTGGCTATCCATCCGACACTGGGCGGACCTACCGCTCTTACCTGCCAGGTGTGGTGAGGATGTTCCGGATGGCACGTCTGGGACCGGAACCCAGCAGGTCAACTTGTCTGGTGGCCCTCTGACGGCCATCTTTCGCACATTTCGTGTGCAAGCAGTCCGTTGACGGAGGACTTTGGCCCGGTATTGCACGAACGAGGTCACTCTAACAAACTGGTACCATCAACCGCAAGGTTGAGGCTGATGCGTCAACCTGACATCATTTACTCGTGGGAAGACCCAGCAAAGGCACCAGAACCTCCTTCACGATGCGGCTCAATCCGCAACTGCACGAGCAGATCAAGCAGCACGCCAAGGCCCGTCGGCAGTCTGTCAACGATTTCATTACCTACACGATTCTCAAAGAGGCCGCTAATGCCTACACCGGCACTGACCGTCAAGCAGGTGCCCCTCGGCACCCTGGCACTCCACCCCCGCAACCCGCGCAGCGGAAAGGTGGACGTGATCGCAGACAGTCTGCAGGTCAACGGCCAGTTCCGCCCCCTGATCGTCAGCAGTGACGGATACGTACTGGGCGGTAACCACACCTTGAGGGCCATGCAGAAACTGGGCTGGAAGACGGCGTCCGTCGTGCAGTTGCCTGTCTCCCACGACAGTCCCCAGGCCACCCGGATCATGCTCGCCGACAACCGCACCAGCGACCTGGGAACGTACGACGACGTTCTGCTGCGAGAACTGCTGCAGACGTTGAGCGACGCGGACGACCTGCTCGGCACCGGTTACGAGACCGCCGATCTTGACGATCTGGTGGCCCTGCTTGAGGAAACAGGTGACCCGGCACCCCTCGACAACGTGGAACGCCTGCCGACCATGGCCGAGAAACTGGACAAGTACCAGGAGATGGGCCGCAGGATGATCGTTCTCGACTACGACCAGGAAACGTATGTCGAGGTCACGGAACTGCTGGAAGCGGAACGTCAGCGTCAGGGAGTGGAGTCCAACGCCGAGGCGGTGCTGGGCCTGCTTCGAACCCGGAGACTGGTGTCGGTCCCGTGAAATACGACATCGTCAGACGCACCCGTACGATGAGCCATGAAGAGGCTCAGCGTATCTACCTCGGCAGGCGTGCCCCGAACATGGACCCGGACATCATCGACCCCACGGTCGTAATCGACCAGCAGACGGGCATTCCAATTCTAGGCTACTTGCCTGTGACACCCATTGCTGCCTTACGACGGGCCGTCCTGCAAACCAAGATGACAACCACGTACCGAGCCGGGAACGGCATGTCCAACGTCAGCCGCACATTCGGCATGGCACCCCGCAAGCCCACCCAGTGGAGGGAAGCCTGCGCTCCCACCTCCCTCGCCCTGGAATCCCCCGAGGTCACCGCCACCCTCGTGGACTACGCCCAGGTGCTCGCCGACATGATGCGAGAGTTCGTACCCGTCCAGGTCCGCTCCGACGTGTCCGTCATCGAACAGGTGCTTCCCGAATGGCGCCTCAGCGAGCAGGCCCTCTGGACCAGCGGCGTCATCAACAAGACCAGCCAACTGCCGTACCACACCGACAAGTTCAACTTCGACGCCTGGGTGGCCATGATCTGCCTGCGTCGCAAGGTCGGCGGCGGACACCTGCACATTCCCGAGTACGACCTGACCGTGGGCTGTCGTGACGGCTACGCCGTGTTCTGGTCCGGTTACCGGCTCATTCACGGTGTCACCCCCATCCACCTGGCTACGAAAGAGGGCTACCGCTACACCGTGGTCTACTACGCCCTCAAGGGGATGAAGGACTGCTTCACTCATGCCGTCGAAACCGAAACGGCCCGCAAGCGCCGCACCGAGCGGGAGCACGTGACGCCATGACCTCCCGTCGCCTCCTGCTCCTCGTCGGAGAGACCGGCTCCGGTAAGAGCACCGTCGTGAGCAGCCTGGTAAACGGCTGGACACCTCAGCAGCGGTACCAGCCCGTGGCCCACGTCGAGTGGCTGCAGAACGACAACTGCCGCCTCGTGACCCTGGAACGCTACGACCAGAAGCGGCAGTTCGCCGGTACCGACAGTCTGGCCCTCAACGCCCATCCCAGTTACGTCGCAGCCCTCTGCATCGACAACTGGGCGTACCGGCCCGTCCTGGGAGAAGGCAATCGTCTCGCCACTCTGAAGTTCCTTCAGGTTGCCCGGAGCCACGACTGGGATGCGATCCTGGCATTCCTGCACACCCCCCCAGACGTGTGCGAGCAGCGTCGCTCCCAGCGTGACCATCCGTTCAAGCCTTCGTTCGTGAAAAACACCCGCACCCGTGCCGACAACCTGTTCATGGCATGGGACGGAGAGAAACTGATGCTTGACGGCAACCAGAAGCCGGAACTGCTGGCCGCTCAGGTAGCCGAACGTCTGGGGGTCCAGAATGGCTAGCGCAGCGGGAACCCGTCCCGGCAAGGCAGCCGTCGCACTTCGCCTCGCTGGTGCCACCTACTCCGAGGTTTCCGAAGTGCTGGGATTCGCAGACGCCAACCAGGCACGTGCGGCTGTCGAACTGGAACTCGGTCGTTCCGCCGACGATCCGAAAGGCAAGGCCACTCTGCGGGAAGAGGCCTCCGCTCGTCTGGAACGCCTCCTGCGCGGTGTGTGGCAGAAAGCCATCAACCCGAACGACCCCGAGCATCTGCCCTCCGTCCGCACCGCCATGAGCCTCATCGACCGTCACATCCGCCTGCACGGACTGGACGCCCCCACCGAGGTGCTGGTCCACAATCCGACCACAGCCGAGATCGAAGCCTGGGTTGCGAAGATGCTGAGCAAGCAGCAGGAGATCATCGACGTGGAAGAGGTGGACATCCTGGCCCTGGAGTCCAGCGATGCCTGAGGAGTGGCTGTACGGTTCCGACGAGGAGGACTACGAGGAATCGGTACCGGGCTGGAAGACCCGTTTCCAGAAAAAGCCCAAGCCGAAGGGCGAAGGCCACCACTACAGCGTTGACGGCCACAAGGTGACCGACGTCTACCTGCCTCCCCGCTGGATTCCGATACTGCAGCGAATCGTCAACGAGAACGGCATTCGCTCTCGTAGCGGTCTCATCGGATTGATGATTCTGGAGTCCCTGGTGCGGGAGCACGGCATGGACCGGGAAGCGTTGATGGTGGAGTTGTTCCCTAACGGTACGCATTTCCGTCGTTACTGCTCCAAGCAGGGACATCTGCTGTCCGATGACAATGTGTATGTCTGGGGTGGCTATCGGTACTGCAAGACCTGTCGACAGGAAAAAGAGGCCGAACGTGCCAGACAGCGAAGGGTTAGACGAGTACAGGACCTGGAGCGCAAACGCACAGCATCACGCCCTGGAAGCCCTGAAAAGGGCACAGAATGAGAACTGGCGTCCGTTCTACTGTCCCCGGGACGCCTGCGACGGCAGACCCCACGAAAAGTGGAACTGGCCCCACGCCCGTCAGGACCAGCGGCCTCCGTCCGACTCCAAGTGGTTCGCCTGGGTGATGCTTGCTGGTCGCGGTGCCGGTAAGACCCGTGCCGGTGCCGAGTTCATCCACCGGGCAGTGCGGACCAACGGTCGTGTCGCCCTCATAGCCGCCACTGGTGCCGACGTGCGTGACGTGCTGCTGGAAGGGGAAAGCGGCCTGCTCGTCATCAGCCCACCCGGCCAGCGTCCCCACTACGAACCGAGCAAGCGCCGCCTGACCTGGCCCAACGGTGCTGTCGCCACGATGTTCAGCGCCGAGGAGCCTGACCGTCTCCGTGGTCCTGAGCACAGCCTGGCCTGGGTTGACGAGGCCGCCCACTTCCCGCTTGTCGATGACGTGTGGGACAACCTGCTGTTCGGTCTGCGTCTCGGGCAGAAACCCCGTGTAGTGGTGACCACCACTCCCAAGCCCCGCCCCTGGCTCAAACGGCTCATGGCCGACGAGAGCACCCGCCTGGTCCGGGTCAGCACCTACGCCAACCTGGACAACCTGGCTCCCACCTTCGCGGAGCAGATCATCAAGCGTTACGAGGGGACCCGTATCGGACGTCAGGAGATCCACGGCGAGTTCCTGGACGATGTCGAGGGCGCGCTCTGGTCCTGGGAGATGATCGAGCAGACCCGTGTCGAGGAGGCACCCGAGCGGTTCGACCGGATCATCGTCGGGGTGGACCCAGCCGGTTCCAGCGGCAAGCAGTCCGACGAGACCGGCATCGTCGTCAGTGCCTGCGCGGGTGACGAGTACTACGTCCTTGCTGACCGCTCTGGTCGTTACAGTCCTGTCGGCTGGGCCAACGCCGTCATGAACGCCTACGACGACTTCTCGGCGGATGCAATCGTGGCCGAGATCAACTACGGCGGAGAGATGGTGGTGCAGACGCTCCGCAGTGTTGACCGCACCCCCCGCATCATCACGGTCCACGCCAAGAGGGCGAAGGCTCTGCGTGCTGAGCCGGTTGTCAGTCTGTTCGAACAGAACCGCTGTCACATCGTCGGTTCGCTGCCCGGTCTTGAGCAGCAACTCGCGGAGTGGGTGCCGTTCGAAGGAGAGTCCCCCGACCGGCTGGATGCGATGGTCTACGGAGTGCTGGATCTTTCCAAGCGTCTTGGCCCTGCGACGATCTCAAGTCCAGCGAGGCTACGCCTAGTTGGAGGCTCAGCAGCATAAGGTGGTCACATGCGGATCGCCATCGTGACTCCTGTGCTGAACGAAGCCCATCACGCCGAGTCCTGGGCTGCCACCACCGCTGATGCCGATTACCGGTTGTGGCTGGACACGGGCAGTGACGACGACACCGAGATCAAGGCCCGTCAGGCGGGAATCATGACGGCGAAAGCCCACATCGAGCCGTTCCGCTTCGACGTCGCCCGGAACACCGCGATGGCCCTGGTGCCCGAGGACATCGACCTGGTGATGCAACTCGACGCCGACGAGATCCTCAGCCCGGACTGGCGGCAGCAGTTGGAAAAGAACCCCGGCCACAAGCGGTACTCGTACCGGCTGATCAACGGCAACAGTGGCGGCTGGGGGACCGTGGTCCGGGCCAACGTATGTGCAAGATCTGGTTTTACTTGGAGGTACCCGGTACATGAGGCTCTCGTTGGAGGTCCGAGTACCTGCGACATCCCGGACCTGGTCGTTACTCACCTGCCGGAAAACGCAAAGCCAAGGAAGCAGTACCTGGACCTACTCCGTCTTGGTGTTCGTGAGGACCCGACAGGCGACCGGATGTGCTTCTACCTCGCACGAGAGTTGGTGTACCAGGGGCAATGGGAGCAGGCCCGAAAGGAGTTCGTACGCCATCTGTCCCTGCCAACCGCCAGGTGGCCAGCCGAACGCTGCGAGTCCTACCGCCTCATTGCCAGCATCGACACCTACCCCGAGCCCTGGCTGCTGCGAGCGATAGCCGAGTGCCCGGAGCGCCGTGAGCCGTGGGTGGATCTGGCCCGCCTGTACCTCAAGGAGGATCGTCGCCAGGAGGCCGCTGGCATGGTTGTCCGGGCCGAGCGGTGTACCAAGGAAGCCCTTTACACGACACAGGCGTACGCGTGGCACCAGCCGTTCGAAACCCTCAAGAAGCAACTCTTCGGAGAGTCGGGGGAGGCCGTGTGACGGGTGACGACGCATTCGATCCCGAGGCAGAGATCGAAGCCGAGGAGCAACGGAGGGGCACGGTCTACGTCAGGCCCATGTTTGAGTTGATAGATGACCTCAACCGGCCTCAGGGTGCGGAGATCGCAGCCCGTTGGCCGAACCCGTATCCGAGCGACAAGTTGGAGGAGCAATGAAGCAAACAGCAGTGCTACGGGCAATGCCGATCGGGATTCTTGGTCTTGCTCTCGTTGCCGCTCTTTCTTCCTGTTCCGAGAGCACCGTCAAGGAAGTGCCGCACTACAAGCCGAACAAGATCATGATCTACGACAACGCCAAGGATCAGCCCGCCTTGGTGCGGATCTGCATCGACAAGGTGGCGTTCGTCACCACCGAGAACAAGGACGTGATCCTGGTTCCGCAGTGGGATGACTGGTGTAAGACCAGTAGCCAGTGAAAAACCGAGCCTCGTTCATTGACGACTCGTTCCAGGTGGTTCGGCGGGTGAGCATGACACAAGGCACCCTGGGTCGTGGTGTGCCCACGGTCGATCTGCTGGTCCGGGGCAAGGTCGTGACGGTACCCGAGAACGCGGTCGTGTACCTGGAGTTCGAGGAAGGCGACCCGAATGAGCCGACCTGACTGGCTCTTTCCCTACGGCATCAGTCCGCTTGCGTTGAACACCCGGTGGATAGTCGGTTTGATGGTTGAGACCTACTCGGATTGCTCATGTGGGTTGAAAGCCAAGACACTGGATGGCACTTACTGGAAGGTTGCTAGCGGGACCAGAGAAGAGATGGAACGTCTGATGCGTGAGGCTGTCGATGGAACGGCCTAGTGGTCCGTGGGAACCCAGCGGAGATGACGTGACGCTCGCTGGGGCGGTTCGACAGGCTGTGGGCACGGCATCCATGTGCTGGGAAAAACCCGAAGGGGCCGGGGAGTTCGACTCCGACTGTGCCATCTGGGTGGCGGACGGTCTGCTGAAATGGCTAGGGGAGCACGATGGAACGCCCTAGCGGTCTGGTGATCGTTTCCTGGCCCCGCACCGGGAGCACGCTTTTGATGGGGCTTTGCAACACCATTCCTGGTACCAGGGTCGTCGGGGAGTGGGGCCTGCCGATCCTGCACCTGGCACGGGCAGTTGACAGCCTGGCCCGCTGGGAGCATGTACAGAATCCGCCGCATGGCCTCCCCGAGGAAAGATGGCCGCATTACGGCCTGGCCGGGGTACGGCGGGAACTGTTCGCCTCGTCAGTTTACGCCGCTTTGCTCAGTGAAATCGGCGGAATGAACAAGCAGATCTGGACCTGTGGGTTCAAGGAGAACGACTGGCGGGATGTCCGGCCCACCGAGTACCCGATGCTGGTCAGTGCCATCAAGACGATGCTCGGCAGGGACACCCTGTTCCTGCTGCTGGACCGCAGCGAGGTGGATGCGCTCTCCTCCTGGCACCGGCCACCTGGTGACGAGCAGATGATGGGATTCGCCCACGCTGCCCGCAAGTTCCACAAGTACCTGCTGGCATCCGGGGAGCAGGTGTACCCGCTGCACTACGAGGAGATAGCCAACGGCGACAAGGTGGTCCTGCGGGACACCCTGCGGGGGCTGTTTTTCAGAGTTGCAGGTCGCAGCCCCACTGAAAAGGAAATGGCCGATTTGTTGCATGTCAGCGACCAACTGCACTCCAGTAACCCGCGTACCGCAGCGGAGAGGATAGCCCGTCGTGCTGACTATCCCTGATTACGGTGCCTGGTTGCTCTTCGTTGCTGCGTTTTTTGTCGGAACTCTCGCGGTGGCACGGTTCACCCGGCTGGTCACCGAGGATGATTTCCCGCCTATCCTTTGGTTGCGGACCCGCTGGGCAAAGGTTACTGGCGATTCCAACTGGGGCATCCTGCTGGAATGTCCGTTCTGCTTCGCTGCCTGGGTTGCCCTTGCCGATCTGACGTGGGCCTGGGTCAGCCGTCTGAACGCTGCCTGGTGGTTCTGCAACCTGTGGTTCGCTGTGGCTTATCTAGCCGCCATGGTCGTCGTACGTGATATCCCAGAGGAACCGGACGATACCCAGGGCAAATGACTCCCTGTACGGTGGATCATCAAGGTAGGTGATCCCTGAGGAGTGGCTGTGGGGCACAAGCGAGTGGTACCGAAGCCCCCAAACGGATTCGTGTCCTCTGCAGTGCGCCTGCCTGCTTTCAGTAGCCGGATGGCTGGTCGTTCCGAAACCTGGCAGGGTCAGGCGTGGTGCTACTACGACGAAGTGGCTGAACTTCGGTTCGTTTCCACCTGGGTCGGCAACACGATGAAGCGGGCCATTCTGCGGGTAGGCCAGCGTGAGAACGACATGATCGTTCCGTTGCAGAATGGTCCTGCAGTGGACGTGCTGGAAGCCTATTTCGGTGGCTTTCAGGGCCAGCAGGAGATGCTTTCTGCCACGGGAGTGGACCTGACTGTTGCCGGGGATTGCTATCACGTGGGCAGGAGCACCGGGGACGGTTATGACTGGTACGTGCTCACTCCAGGAAAGGTGACCACCACCGGTAAGGGCTCCAACCAGCGGATAACCGCCGACTGGGGTGACGGCAAGGTTGAACTGGGCTCAGAGGATCTGGTCATCCGCATCTGGCAGCCACACCCAATCAACCCGTATCTGGCTGACAGTCCGGTTCGCAGCAACCTGCAGACTTTGGCTGAGATCAAAACGCTCAACGATCATGTCCAGGCTCAGTTGACCAGTCGTCTGGCAGGTGCCGGGGTGCTGTTCATGCCCTCGGAGATCCAGTTCCCCAACCCGGTGGACCAGGACCCTGCCGCCAGTCAGGCCGATGCGTTCATGACGGTGCTGGGCGAGGCGATGATGACCCCGATCCGCGACCGTGGCAATGCCAGTGCCGTGGTTCCTATCGTGGTCACCGCCCCTGGCGAGAGCCTCGACAAGGTGCAGCACCTGACGTTCTGGACCGAACTGGACGACGCTGCCATAGCCATGCGCGAAGCCGCAGTGAAGAAGTTGGCCATCGGTCTGGATACCCCGCCTGAGGTGCTGCTCGGCCTTTCCGACAGTAACCACTGGTCCGGTTGGCTGACCGAGGAAACCGGAATCAAGAGCCATCTGGAACCCCGGTTGTCGCTGGTCGCCCATGCGATCACCACCTCCTACCTGCGACCTGCCCTGGACGGGCTGGTGGGCAACCCGGAGGACTTCTACGTCATAGCCGACACCAGTGCGATTCGTTTGCGGCCCAACCGCAGCAAGGAAGCCATCGAACTGTGGGACCGTGGCGAACTGTCCGGTGAGGCCCTGCGCCGGGAGACAGGTTTTCCTGAATCGGACGCGCCAGGGCAGGTGGAAAACAGGGAGTGGCTGCTTCGCAAGATCGCTCTCGGGAGTACCAGCCCCGAGCAGACGGGTGCCGCCCTGGACCTCCTCGGTGCGCCTTTGGGGTTGTCGCTGACTGGACCGGACAATAAGAACGTGCCGGACCACATGCGCCCTCGTCGTAGCCTTGAGAACCACCCTGATCGTAACCCGCCTGACCGGGGCGAGTCGGAGCGTCAGGGTGAGGAACCAGCCCGACAGCCCGCTGCCCTGCTCGCTGCCTGCGAACTTCTGGTACTGCGAGCCTGTGAGCGTGCTGGTAACCGGATGTGCGATGGCAAGCCTATGAGTCACACGCTTCGCAAGGTTCCGGCCCACCAGCGTTATCTGCATGATTCGGTGACCAACCCTGACCGCCTGCTCAAGGACGCCTGGGTGACGGTACCCCAGGCTCTCACCGGTCTGTCGGAGGACGCTAAGGACATAGCCGACACTCTGGACTTCTACGTGCGTGGGCTGCTGGCCAATCGTCTGCCGTATAACCGGGACACTCTGGATCGTCTGCTGCAGAGTGGGGTGCGTGTCGATGTTCGACCGTGAAGAGTTCACCTCGCTGCAGGAAGGTGTCATCGACGGATTGGCTCAGACCCTGGAGTTTCCCGTCAGTCAGGCGTTGCTCGGAAACAGTTTCGTCGGAGACATGAAAGAGGCCCTGGAGCAGCCGTTCCTCAACGCGTATCTGGTTCAGGAGACGCGACAACCGCACCAGGATCTGGCGCTGTACAGCACTCCAGAGGCTGCCTATCGAGCATTCTGGAGGACGATCAGGAGCACGTTGGCCAAGACCAAGCCGGACAAGGTGCATCCGGTAACACAGGCCAAGCGCATCGCTGGCTGGCTGGCGACAGCGGTGCTCAACGCTGCCACTATCGCTGCTGGAGACAAGGACAGTCACAAGATGTGGCTTTCCTGCCGAGATGACCGGGTGCGGGACACCCACGTCAGTGCCGACGGTCAGGTCGTGCGCTGGGACAGCAAGTTTCGGGTGGATGGGGTGTACGTCCAGTATCCAGGTGAGCCTGTGGGACCACCTGCGCTGTGGATCAACTGTCGGTGCCTGGCTGTTTCTGCTCCGGGTGAGATGATGCCGATTGCGGCGTCCGTGTCTGAGGAGAGTGTCATGTTGGCTGAACTCGATGAGCCAGTCGAAGACTTTGCCCCTGAGGTGGAACTCACTGACGAGGACATGTCAGAAGGGCTGAACGGGTTCCAGCCGGAGAACGCGGTGCCCTGGCACGCGGTCCTGGCCCCGGAGGGTGTTGCCAGTGGCGATGGCAGGCAGTTCAGTGCTGAGGCTCTCACCTGGCGTGACCTTCCGTTGCCGCTTTCCTGGCAGCGGGTCAATGCCGATGGCCATGATGGCTCGGTAGTGGTGGGCCGTATCGACAATATCGTTCGTGAGGGCAATCTGCTTCTGGCGGATGGCGAGTTTCTCAGCAATGACGGGTCTGACGAGGTCGTTGGGCTGATTTCTGAGGGTGCCTTGCGGGGTGTCAGCGTCGATGTGGACTCTGCTGTCATGGCTGCGGACAGTGTTCCCGGTGGCCTGGTGGAGTTTGCCGAGGGCCGTATCTGCGGAGCCACCATCGTGCCGATACCGGCGTTTCACGAGGCTGTGATCAATCTGGGAACTCGCGACTCTAAACCGTTTAGTGTTGTTGAGAGTAGTGACGAGGTGGATGAGTTCCGTGACTACACCACCGATCAGCGCAAGAAGATGGCTGATAAAGGCTGGGCTCTTCCTGACGGTTCCTTCCCGATTGCCGACCTGGCGGACCTCAAGAACGCGATTCATGCGATCGGTCGTGCGGGTGATCCTGCCGCTGCCAAAGCCCATAT